CCGCCACCAAGATTTGCATCAGAAATAGTAATGGTATCATCTACAGCATGTCCAGTTCCAGGTGTGGTAACTGTGACTGTTGCAGCACCAGAACCATCAACAACAATCTGGAATTCAGAACTCGTTCCAGAACCAGTAGTACTGAATGCAGTAACGTTATAAGTTCCTGCAGTTCTAGAGGCATCTGCTGCACCAATAGTATCGACTGTAGCAATACCAGTTGCATTGGGGTGAACAATGGTAACGGTATTACCAATTGCATAACCAGAACCTGCAGCATTGACAGTAACGTTAGTAACGCTACCGCCAGAAGCAGTAATATCAACTGTTAAATTAGAACCATCGCCACCAGTAGTAGCAAGACCTGTGCCAGTTGTATATTGAGTACCACCAACCAAAGCACCAAAGTTGAAGGTTGCAACACCACCCAGATTAGGATTAGTAATAGTGACTGTATCTGTGATCAGATAATCACTACCACCAGCGTTAACTGCTGCAGCAGTGATTGCACCACCAACAACTGTTGTATCGACAGTCAATCCAGAACCTGTGCCACCAGTAGTAGCAACAGCAGTTCCTGCAGTGAAACCACCCAATCCGCCGCTGCTTACACCAGTGGTAACAACCGCACCAGGAGTGGGATCACCACTCAGGTTCAGTGTCAAAGTGGTAGTAGTTGCAAGGTTGTTAAGCATTGCACTAAGTTGAGCAAATGCGTTATCCAGTTTTGCCTGAACTCTTGCTTCGGTGTAGTACTGATTGGTTCCCTCAGAAAGATCTGTAGTAGACTTACCAGAAAGATCAAGGTTTGCACCTGTTGCAGCAGCAACACGAGCATCAGCACGAGTATCGGTAAAGTAAAGGTTGGTAGAACCTTCAGAGAGTGTATCAGTATCATGGTTACTGATATCAGAAACTGTTCCTGTAACATCACCAGTCAGATCACCCGAAATACCACCTGTTGCAGTGATCAGTCCAGAGAAGTTACCAAGGACACTATAGATATTTGAATATCTGTGAGTCGAGAGACCAATAACATAAGCATTATTAGTATCTGGTCTGATACCTTTAGTCTCTGTAGTTGTTGCCAACAGGTTACCTGTAAGATCACCTACAACACCTCCAGTTGCAGTAATCTGTCCAGAGAAGTTACCAAGGGTGCTATAGATATTCGCGTATCTGTAGGATCCAAGACCAATGACATAAGCGTTATCTGTATCTGGTCTGATACCTTTAGTCTCTGTAGTTGTTGCCAACAGGTTACCAGTAAGATTACCTGAAACACCACCTGTTGCAGTAATCAGTCCCTCAAAATTACCAAGATTACTGTAGATATTTGCATATCTATAAGATTCAAGACCAATAATATATGAATTATCTGTATCAGGTCTAATAGCTTTAGTCTCTGCAGTTGTTGCCAACAGGTTACCAGTTAAGTTACCTACGACACCGCCAGTTGCAGTAATTGATCCAGAGAAGTTACCAAGAACACTGTAGACATTCTGCCATCTACGAGTTGAAAGACCAAGATTGTAAGCATCATTAGTATCTGGTCTAATTGCTTTAGCGTCCGTTGTTGATGCTACAAGGTTACCTGTAAGATCACCTACAACTCCACCAGTTGCAGTAATTGATCCAGAGAAGTTACCGAGGACACTGTAGACATTCTGCCATCTAAGAGTTGAAAGACCAAAACTATAGCTATCATTAGTATCTGGTCTAATTCCTTTAGCGTCCGTTGTTGATGCTACAAGGTTACCAGTTAAGTTACCTACGACTCCACCAGTTGCAGTAATTGATCCAGAGAAGTTACCAAGAGTGCTATAGACATTTGACCATCTACGAGTTGAAAGACCAAGATCATAAGCATCATTAGTATCTGGTCTAATGGCTTTAGAGTCTGTTGTTGCTGCCAACAGATTACCAGTTAAGTTACCTACGACTCCACCAGTTGCAGTAATTGCTCCAGAGAAGTTACCGAGGACACTATAGATATTTGAATATCTAGCACTACTAAGACCGATATTATAAGAATCGTCGGTATCTGGTGCAATAGCCTTGGTTAACGTAGTTGGAGCAACCAGATCAAAGTTACCTTCACCAATAAATCTAGTTGCAGTGATAATTCCAGCAGAGAAGTCGCCGTTAGCATCACGAAGAACCAAGTTGTTTGCTGAGTTACTCGATGTAGAAGCAACGTTGATTGTAGTATTGCCAGAAATACCATCAGCATTAGTCAGGGTAATACCAGACGCTGCTGTAACAGCAAACGTGCGATGTGCGTAAGTGTTAGCAGCAGTTCTGACCATATAACCAGTGCCATTTTGTGCTGCCAGAGCAGTAATATCCGCATCATTATAGGTAGTACTGATAGTTACGTCAGCAGAACCATTGAACGAGACGGAACCATCAACAACACCGTCAACAGTGATCGTTCTTGCGGTCTTAAGAATATCTGCGCTCGAAGCATTACCTAAGAAACCAGCAGCAGCACCTACACCACTAGCAGCAGTGATTTGATTAGCAGCGAAGTCACCGCTAGAGTCACGAGCAACAATCGAAGATGCCTGTGCAGAAGTATGTGTTGTCATACCGTCCAACAGGTCGGCATTCAGGTTGTTAATCTTCGAGGTGGAAGTAATAACAAAAGCAGGTGTGCCCTGAGCAACATTAGATGTAATCTGACCATCTACAGTCAGGGTCCCATCAATATTGGCATTGGCATCAACATCAAGAGCTGTCCCAGAGCCAGTAAGATTAAGACTACCAGCGCGAAGAGCGCCATCTGTACCAGTATGAACTTCAGAGGAGTTAGTTGCATCAGTTAGGAAGACGTATTCTAATGAGGATCTATCGAGTCCGAAGAAGCCAACTTTAGCAGAGCTGTCGTAATAACGGAACTCAACACCGCGATCCTTACCATCATTAGACGCGGGTGCTGTGTCGCCACCCA